TTGTGAGGCGCCAAGTATCATCAGGGCTAAGGCACGGGCTATATGTTTGCCATGGGTAGCTTTCTGAAAGGCCTCGCCTACGGTCTTTTCTCGATTGAGTTCCTCCATGGGTATATGGGCTATCTCTTGAGATACGAGTATCAGTGTGCCGAGGGTGGGTTGTGGTACTTGGTACTTTATCCCTGCTATGGTTACCTCTTCGGCTTGTTGCAATAGGGTTTGTGCTGTTTTTTGTTGAATATTGTCCATCTTTTTAGTGATTAACGATTAATGATTAGTGGTTAGCCACTTGTCACTAACCACTAATCAATGAATTAATTGTACTGCTTGAGCATTTTCCCTGTCTTTGGTTTCAGAGCGGTGAAGGTGTATTTTATCTTACCTCCGTTCTCACTGTCCCAAGTCCTTACTACAGACACGCTGGCACGGTCTATGATAAAGCCTTTGGCACTGGTGTTTTCAGGGGTAAGGCGTACCGCGTACTGGTCAAGGACAATCCCGTCATTGTCGGGAATAGGAGCGGTTAGGTCGTCCGTCTCATAGATTTCAAATTCCAGCTTGTATTTGCTGACATTCTTACGAGTGGCGATCACCTCGCCGCCCTCTACTTTGGCTTCCTTGCTCTCTCCTTCTTCAGTTTCCAATTTGGTGGTGTTTTCCACTGGGGTAGGGAAAGCCTTCCAAACGGGTGTACTGGGCAAGTCGCCGTTTTCCAATTTTACATATTCTATTCCTGGTTTTCCCCAGCTTAAAATGTTTGCCATGTTCTAAGTGTTTTAATAGTTACTAAATCTTTTGTATCTGAGGACGACATTTACTAAGGTTTGGTTATCGTCTTCCTCAAAGCTATGAATGGTTTGTTCCTGATAAAAGCGATACTCGTCAGTGATACGAGTTACTAAGCCACAGATAAAGGCTTCTATCTCCAAAATACGAGCAATGTTTTTTATTTTTTTCTGTGCTCCTGCATTGATTTTAGGTACATAGAAGTTAATATTTACCTTGCCTTCTTGTATATCCTTATCAATGCCTGTGAGAAAGCCTATAACACAATCCTCCTCAAAAGAGTTGTGTGGGCGCGTGCCTTGCAAATACACTCCTCCACGGACAAAAGCGCCTATCTCGGTTTGGAAGGTGTCAAAGACATCCTTTTCTATCTGTGTGCCTCCTTTTTTCATGATCCATAGAGTTGTTTTAAGATGTTTTCAGCCATAAGCTCGGCACTGGAAAGTACGTTATAACCTTTGGCTTCTACATAGGCAGCGTAATTCATTCCTGCTACTACTATCAGCACCAAGCCTTTGGGATATTTGGCTTTGATTTTCTCAATCTGTTCTTGGTTATGCTTGTTTATATTCCCTTGAGATTGTACCACGCCGTCCAATAGCACCACATAGCCTACGGAGCTTCTAAGGTTACCCGTCCTATCGGTATAGGAGCCATTATCTCTGGCTTCAGTGATACAGCGTTCGCCTACCTCTATGAATTTTTGAGTGGCTGCCTTGATGTACTGCTCCTTGATTTTGTCAAAGGCAATGTTTAGCTTTCCTTCTATCATTATACCATGATTTTAGTTCGTTCAACCCAATCGGCATGCTCTATGCTTTGCACTTCAAATTCGCCTAATTGCTCTCCTTTGCCGCTTATAAGCCGTACCCTTTTAGCATTGAAAATATGCAGTCCATAGTCAAACCATACTGTATAGCTGCTTTGGGTAAAGGTACTATCCTTGAGACTCCCCCGCTGATTGTAGGTATTGGCTACAATATGACAAGGAATAGGATCACCCCATTGAAGGATAGCTTCTTGAGGAATGCCTCCTACCAAGCCGCCTCCTGTAGTGGTCTGTACCTGCAACGTGCCATTATCTAATATCATCGGAATATGACTTTAGGTTTCTTACTCAGTTCGTCCTTGAGGCCTAACCGCTTACACTCATTGCTGTAGAAAGCAATTATATCGTCTTTGCTGGCCCTTGCGAGGCTGGTTCCTCCTTCTGATATAGAACTGGGGCGCAAGAGGATTTGTGGAATAAAGCGGATAAAGGCTATATACAAGTTTCTTTGCTCCTCTGCGGTGGCTTCACCTGACAAATCAACAATGTCTAAGTCTAAAAGGTCTGCCTCAGTGAGAGAAAGCCCCAATGAGGCAAACCTTTGACGGAAATAGTCCTTTTTAGTCATATTAACCCATGTTAGAGGTGTTAATCACAACCATGCTCTGTGGAGCGGCAAAGCTCGGCATCCACTCACAACCATACTCGATAAAGCGACCTTCTTCAGTACGCTGTGTGGTGATGTAGTGTCCGCCTTCCAATACTGTATAGGTTTTGTTAGGCACACGATCCGTAAGCTCGTAAGGCTCGTGCCACATCATCTTTCCGAGTTTGGCAGTAGGAAGCAAGGCAATACGCTCATCTGCAAAGATGTTAGTCGTTGTGCCGTCCTCTTTCACTACATAATCCTCCACGATACGAATAGGCGGCAATCCTATACCAGTGAGTAATTGGTTTGCCATAGCCTCGGTGATAATACCTCCTGATACGCCAATTTGTGCGCTACCTAATACCATTTTGTAGGTGTCCTTGAACTCGTTGGAGGCAATCACACGATTGTTGAAAGTGGTGCGAGTCATTTCCATAGCAGTAAAAACACCTACCTTGGTACGAGTTTCATTGACTACTTTCTGCAAATAGCTAATGAATTTGGTTTTCTCAGCGGAGGTCGGGTCAAACTTCATCACGGGCAAATCCATGTCAATAAGTGTAACCCCATCTTTGTTGTCGTTCAACTTAACCTCTCCCTTACCCGTGGAAATGAGTTGTCCTACCAAATAGTCCATGCGCTTGTGAGGAGCCAATGTACATTGACGAATATCGTCGGCTAAGAAGTTGATAATCTCGTTCATCACCGCAGCTTGTCCTGCTCCTGCTTGGTTGTATTTGTCTGTGAGCTGCTTGATGATACTAAGGCGCTCATTGTCCAACTGAAAGGAGTTCCCCAAGTCAGCAACCTCACCCGTACCGCTGCCGAGAGTTCTACGCTCACGAATAGGCTTGCCTGAATTCTTGTCAATCACAGACCCCATTACCACTCCTGTAACGGTGCCGATGTAGGTTTTGAACAAGCGTGCTTTGGTCTCCTCAAAGTCAAAATAACGCTTCCATACCACCGTATCGGCAGTGGTCTGTATCACCCTATTAATCACCGCTCTGATGATTTGAGGGCTGTTAAAGAGCTTTTCTAAAGTTAAAATCATTGTTCTACTGGTTTTTAGATAAACATAAATCTTGCTCCAAGGGTCTCCTTGTCCTTATCGGATACAGGTACATAGAGCTTATTGGTTTGGATTTCATACGCCTGACCCAAAGCGGTAACAGTTGCTCCTGCTTCCTTCTTAACCCTCGCATAGTTAAGGAAATTAGCGGGGTTCTTAACCACCTTTCCTGCATTGGTTTTAGCCTCAAAGAGGACATCGCCCGCTTTTACATCCGCAATGGTAACCGAAAGTGTAAGGGTGTCATAGTTGGCGTTGGTGGTGTCTATCGCTGTGATAGTGGCACCATTAGTGCCATTACCAAGGTGCATGTTTTCTTTGACAAAGCTCCCTTTCTGTACCTTGAGTGTAGTGGCATTAATCGCTTCCACGGCCTTTACGGACTTGGATATTTTGGCCGTGCGTGTCTTAAAATCTACCGATAAGGGGGCTAAGACAGGGATATATTGCCCGTCATCTATATCGCTATCGTCAATATTGAACCCTCCTGCTAAGCGGTAGCCTGATTTTACATTGTAGAGTTCTTTCTCTACCTCCTGACCCTTAAGGTCATACTTAATTCCTGCTGGCATCTTTCTTAATGATTAGTGGTTTGTCACTTGTTACTTGTCGTTAGTTTCTCGGTTTCTTGCTCAATGAGATTAGCAATAGCCTCCTCCTCTTTCTGAGGATCGTCAGGGGTATCAGGCGCTTTGGAGTAAGAAAATCCACGTGCCGAAAGCTCTTGCTCCTGCTTGCCAAAGCCCTCTGTTACAGCATTAACTAAAGTCTCCACTGCGGAGGTATCAGCAAAATCACGCCCCACGAGCGAATGTGAATAGTAGCTTTCTGGGATATTCTTTTCTTTCATCAGCCTTACGAATTGCTCCTTGAGGCTCTCGGCTGTTCTGCCTTTTTGGAACTCGGCAAAGCTATTCTGCAAGGTGTTGAGTTTCTCAATGATTGCACTCATTTCAGCATTGCCCTGATTGCCCACAGATGGAGCGGGAGTAGGTTCGTTGCTTTTCTCTGCTTTTGCCTTCCAATCGTCCGCTTCCTTCTTGTACTTCTCACTTTCAGCCTTGAAAGTATTGACCCGATTATCAGCATAAGATTGGAACAACTTAAGCATAGCCTCAGCCCCCGCAGTGGCAGGTTCTACTTGGCTTTCTTCTGTTACATAAGCGCTCAAGTTAGCCGCCACTCCCTCAAGCACTTGCCCGCTCAACCCTAAGTGGTTATACTTAGTTTTGAGTAATTGTAGAATTTTTTCTTTGAACATAAAAAACGATATTATTATATGCAAAGGTACGCAAGGGTTTGAGAATAAGCGCTATAGTGGTTTGTGTAAAGTTTGTTTTTTCTTTGTATTTTTTTTGTTTTTTACTTATCTTTTCTATTAAGAAAAGTTTAACCACATCAAAGAGTAAAAAAAGTAATATATTTTATTGCGCAATAAAAATAAAATCGTATCTTTGCGGTGTCAAAATAAGAGAATGTATAACAAATAAAATTTAAACAAAATGAGAACAGTAAAAATTGACACTTCAAACATAAGCCAATTTATAGGTAAAAGGCTTTATACTTCCTATTCTGGGTATGCAGGACAAGACGGAGATGATAATTTTGTATTAGGAGAGGTTATATCAAAATGGGATTTAGCAGGCAGAGAAATAATGACCGATGAAAAATGGAAAGGAAAAACCCGTCAAGATTATTGGCTTTCTTATATGTCTAAAGGTCAAATTGACGAGATGAAAAGAATATTGTTGCTTATCACTAATGAAGGTAGAAACACATATATATTCTGTGATACCCTCCTTGATACAGAGTTTTGCTGTTCAGATTTGGATAGATATGTAACATTCAAAGTTGAAGAGTAATGAAAGTAAAATGCTACTCGGTAAGGTTACAGAGCCTTACCGATTTTTCTGAAAAATGTTATAAAGCTGTTCTCGGACAGAGATTTCTCTGATTCTTGGGAAGTTAAATAGATAACAATTATGAATATAGACGACGTTTTTAATCAAAAATATGAGGTAGCCAACATGGTTATACCTAAGTTCTTATTAGCAGAAAATCCTATCGTACCAAATATAGACCTTACCTACATCTACTCTCCTCACTATATGAGCCTGATAATGATTATTGAGGAGAATAGCGAGATTGTAAGGCTCAATGACATTTATAGAGCCATGCCACAGCAACTATTCGTATATGATGAACTTGAACAATTTAGGTTTGTTGTTATTCAGAATAATGTAATAAGCACAGGGGGTATATATGCCCCTATTATATCTGTTGAGCAATTCATAGAGGAGGCGTGGCAATGGTACAAGGCGTATCTTGATTGGGAACTAACACAAATGCAAGGATTATGACAGCACAAGAAAAAGTACTCTATATCATTGAGCTATTAGAGCTATCAGATAGGCAGGTCGCGGCTGCCATAGGCAAGGCACTATCTACTACTACTCATAAAAGGTTACAATTAGGTCGCAATAAATTCACAGACGAAGACCTGCAACGGCTCAAGGCGTATTATATTGAAAAACTCAAAGAAATTGAAAGTTTAGCCTAATTTCTTTGCTATTTAGAAATATTGTTGTACCTTTGCCATA